AATGGCTGGTCCCTCTCTTTCCGTTGGGCGTGGTGAAAAGCTCTCGGTGAAGAAGGGCGGTGGCCTCACGGCTAAAGGACGCGCCAAGTATAACAAGGCGACCGGCAGCAAGCTCAAGGCTCCTACGAAAGACCCTAAGAACCCTCGCCACAAGAGCTTCTGCGCTCGTTCTAAAGGCTGGAAGGGTGAGCGTGGTAAAGCCGCTCGTAGGCGTTGGGGATGCCGATAAATGAAAGAACGACTTGTTTTTGTCATAACGACAATGGTTAGCGTTACGCTTTGCGTTGTTGTGGTCAGCATGGTTTCGGTTTTGCTGGCTGGTCTTTTTTACAAAGAAGTAGACAATAACAAAGTCTTTGAACTTATTGGGCCTGCCTTTCAGATGATTATCGGCGGCTTTATCGGGCTATTGGCTGGCATCAAGATCAATGAGCCAGAAAAACAAAAAGTCTGCTCTTGTGTCAAAGGTGAAGAATGAATGAAGCAATTACACTCAAAACAGTGTTAATTGCTTGGATGTTGGATATTCAATCTTCCAACGTCATTTACTTCATGCCTATCACCGTGTTGCCAAATCAGGAGATTTGCGAGAAGGCTTTGGTGGATTTGAAAGAAACACACAAGCGTGGATACTCGTACCATCTCGCAATTCGCGGCGCGTGTATCCCGGCAAATGTGGGGGGATAAAATGGACATTCTCAAGACAGTCGGGCCTCTTTTGGGTCAGCTTGCACCTACTATTGCGACGGCTCTCGGTGGACCTCTTGCTGGCCTTGCTACCAAGACGCTATCCAATGTCCTCTTGGGCAATGAGACTGCTTCTGAGGCAGAGATAGCCAAGGCTTTGCAGAACGCTACGCCTGACCAGCTTGCTGCTATCAAGCAGATAGAGAGCGACTTCAAAACCCGTATGGCTGAGCTTGAGATTGACCTTGAGCGCATTGCTGCAAGTGATCGTGACAGCGCTCGGAAGCGGGAAGTATCTCTCGGTGACTTCACTCCCAAGGTTTTGGCGGCTGCTATCACCATTGGTTTCTTCGGCATCCTGTTTTGGATGTTTATTCATGGTGTGCCAAAAAACGGCAATGAGGCTTTGCTCTTGATGCTAGGCGCTTTGCAGACTGCATTCACTGGCGTCATTGCGTACTACTTCGGAAGCTCGGCTGGCTCTAAAGCCAAGAACGAACTGCTTAAAGGGGATAAGTGATGAAGGGCAATTTTGAACAGTGCTTGGCTCTGACGCTCAAAGAAGAAGGCGGCTACGTCAATCACCCGGCTGATCCTGGCGGCATGACCAACCTCGGTGTGACCAAGCGCACCTATGAAGGCTGGCTCAAGCGGGAAGCGACAGAAGCCGAAATGCGGGCTCTCAAGCCTAAAGACGTAGAGCCGATCTATCGCTTTAACTATTGGAACGCTGTGCGGGCTGACGAACTGCCTATGGGCGTTGATAGCGTCGTGTTTGATCTGGCTGTGAACAGCGGCCCTACGACTGCGGTCAAGTTCCTGCAACGCGCTCTTGAGTTACCGGCAGACGGCAAGTTCGGCCCCAAGACCCTGCAAGCCGTCAATGACGCTAACCCTGAAGAATTGGTGCAGCGCATTTGTGAGATGCGTCTGACGTTCCTAAAGGGTCTTTCTACTTGGCCGACCTTCGGTAAAGGCTGGGCAAGGCGCGTCAAGACGGTGCAGGAGCATGGCGAGAAGATGCTAGCTATGGGCACTGAGCCTTCCGTCAAAGACGTAGGTTCCAACGTGACCTAGCTCCATCCAAGGCGCTGCGTAAATCTTTCCACCCATAAGACGCCAGATGCGGCAGAAGTGATAATCTTCTGAGAGCAATCTTTCTGTGTCTGGCTCAATGCTGGTGGCAAAGAACTCATGGATGCGCTCGCGTTGTTCGATAGAGCCTGAGAGGTCTACAACGTCATTGAGATAGTAAGGCACTGTGTCCTTCAACTTCTCAAAGACTTCTCGCTTGATGAGCATCATGCCTGTGCCACCATTCCAGATTTCGAGCGGCTCATTGATTGGCACTTGCACACTGTTCTCATAGCCCACCAGGTTGACCACCCAAGAGCCTGTGTGATGCTTGAGTTCACTCTCAGGCACACCAGCATCGACGGCCTTTTTAACAGAACCCCAATTGATTTCTTTCTTGGGATAGATGCCGCAGATGATGTCCTTATCGGTGTTAATCATCTGGAATAGCTGCACCGGGTTGAACACGATGTCAGCGTCGATGAACAGTAGATGAGTTGCTTCGCTCTTCAGGAAGCTCTGCGTAATGGCATTACGAGCGCGAGTGATGAGGCTTTCGTTGAACATGAACGACAGCATGATGCCGACATTGTTCTGAGCGCAGATGCTCTGAAAGATCATGAGGTTCTGAGCAAACAGACCAGTACACATGCCGCCATACATAGGCGTTCCAATGAATATCTTCTTTTCCACATTTATCCCCTACGGTTAGCCTGTGACTTAGTGTAGACAAGTTTCTTGTGATCGACGCACCAAGAATGTCCTATGACGGTTTTCTTTCCGCAGCACACGGCAAACAGGACATTATCCCAATCACCTTCGATATACCGGCACTGATTTGGTTTAGCCTCTACAAAGTAGACGCCGCTCCTCTTTGCTAATATCTCTTTGTTTACGCTGGATTTTCTTTGTTCAGGCGGGATAAACAACCACTTTAACGCATCATCACGGCGGTTCAAAAATCGACGCGGTACGAGTTCGGTCATGGTAATCCCCTATAGCTTATGGCCCTTGTTGTTGATCCAGATTGTCGTGTTTACCTTGGATGTGCTTGATGATTTCAAGCATGTCTTCCCATCGTAGGATGACGAGCGCTTCCTTATGATCCCCACGACAGACGACCATAGGTTTCTTAGCTTTGGCTTTGGCTGCTTTGCTCGCCTGGTCCATCCAATCATAGACGCTGATCCTTGCCCTGCGTTTGCATTCGAGCATCCACGCACTCAACTCTATGTCTGTGCCGCCGTCTCTCCATTGATCGAGATTGCGACCACAATCGATGCCGATTTCTTTTAGGCTGTTGACGATCTCTCTTTCGAAAGATGCGCCCTTATTTCGTTGTGATGCGCTCATTTGATGCTTCCTATTGAGACAGCCCAACAGATGTAAAGGAGAGCGCCGATGATGAGCCAGAAAGCGATGATCTCAAACGCTCCCATCTTTCTTTTCCCCTAGTGCTTTTTTAATTATCAATCGAATACGCTCTTTTGTGCCATAGCCAGAGTCGCGTATTCTTTCCAAAGCAAGTTTATAACGACGAGCTTCTTCCTCATGTGCCATAGCTTCTTTGTAGTTCTCATGCCACATTGATGCTTGGGCTTCCCAGTATTGAGCGGCATCCATTTTTTCGTCAGTCATCTTTCTTCTCCCCTAGTGAGATAACAAGCTCCTGCCATAAGTAATGCTTGTCTAAAAAGTCATCACGCACTTTCAGAAAATATTCCAGTTGCTCAATGCGGCTTTTAGCTTCGTTTAACAATCCGCAGGGATGCTTGCCGTAGATGGCGTTGATCTCAGCGTCCAGCCGCTTCACAAGATCGTCGGTCAAAATGGCACCTCGTTATCGTCCATAGCTACAGGCTTCGGATAGCTCTCCTGCTTGTAGTTGTTGATCGTAATGCCAATGAGATGGTTCTTTGGCGTCGGTTTCTTCCAAGCACTTAACTTGATTTGCTCGCCCTGCTTATAGTCGCGGTCAAGCGTCATGGTGCCTGTATAGTCTGGCTGGCTGTCTTTCGTCTTCTGATTGACAAACAAGACGCCAGTGCCTTCACGCTGTTCACGCTTCATTTTTGAACCTTTCTAAGATTTCTTCGTTAGCTTCTTTGAGGGCAGCAATCTTCTCAGCCTTAGCCTCGTCGGTCAGTTTCTTTGCATCCTGCACTTTGCTAACCAGATCAGTGTAAGCGAGCATCCATTCATCAGCGTTTGAACAGCCTTTGTAGAGCGCTGCCACACCGTCATTGCCGGGAACGTAGAGGTTCCATTCTGTCGAGACTTCATAGAGTTCATCGACAATCTCGATCTGCGGCTTAGGCGTAACGTCTTTGATCTCTTTGAAGTCTGTCACTTCTTCAGGCGTATACTCGCCCACAAGAACCGCAGGATAAACTGAGCGAATGCCTTCAGAGATGACGCGAGCGCGAAGCATGGCGCGAGGATAGAGACGCCAATTGTCTTTGCTTGCGAGGCCGATTGATTTGGCCTGTGCCAGCGTCCACGATACTTCAAGGCTTCCTCCCTGCGGATGCGAGAAGACACCCGTCACAATGTCATCTGTATACTTCGCCCACTGCACTGTACCGCCTGCCATCTGAAAGCGGGCAAGCATCGCATCAGCCTTGAGAGCCGGTCGCCCTTGGATGATGTGGTAATCCTTGGCAACGGTTGCAGGGTGACGCCCTTCAGCCTGTGCAACGGCCATGAGAGCCAGCACTTGCACTTGGTCACGCAGACCGAACAGACCAGACTTGGCGATAGCGGTCGCCATCTTTTCCTGATCTGAATATGGGATGATGTTAGACATTGCGGTTCCTCCGCTTGATGACATCGTGAATGCTATCGATCAGCATGATGACAAGCAGGACGGCTGCGGCCCACGTTAGGACGAACAGCGGTGGCACTAACAACCAGAATAATGCTTCGTTCATTTCTTCACTCCATAGATTGCTTTGCGAACGTCTTGGATTGCCTCATTGACCCGGCCAGGATTGATGCCGAACAGGGCTGCGATGTGATGCTGATCGACGCCATTGATGATGTGAGCGTAGGCGGCTCTCAACTTCTCGTCTGGCGTCAGGAAGGTCTTTGGCCCTGTCGCTTCTAGCTTGCGAATGTCTGCGTCTAGTTCTGCCATGCGTCCCATGACTTACCCCTTTACCAAGAAGCGACGAGAGCCTGATTGTTCACGCATGAACTGTTTGTAGAGGTCTGGCATGGCGCTTTCGAAAGCCTTGGCATCGAACCGCTTGCTAGCCTTGGATTGTTTCCATGTGACCAGAGAGGTGCCAGCGACATCGACAATCTCTTCAGCATCCATCATGTAAGCCTGTAGCTGGGCGGTGACGCCCTCTTCTTTGACCTCTAGCTCTTTGATAGCTGCCTTGATCTGACGAAGGCTTTCGACGGCCTGAACGACCTGAGAGCCAGCGGTAATCGAACGCGGCACAGAGACAGGATAAAGCGCTCTGGCTTGCTCAACCGTCTCAGGCGAGGGCATCTCTTCGGTGTTGCAGTAAGCCCACCAAGTTGCGGCCCGCTGGATGAACTGGAACTTCTGGCTGTCGTTGAACTCTAGCTTCCACCAGCGGAACCTTTGCCCACCGAACAGAACCGCGAAATAGACATGAGGCACATCAAAGACGGTGGCCTCGTGGAGACATTGTATATAGTCTGCCGGGGGAAGGCGTGGCTCTTCGTCCATCTCGCCGTACTTGTTGATTGCGGCTGCGTTGTAGTTCTTCGTCTCAAGCAAGCCTCCGTCCCCGGTGGCAAAGTCTGTATGCGCTCTGAGCCATTCCTGCCGCTTGTGAGTGCCAGCAACGTCTAGGTCTTGAACTTCGATCCCGGTCTGCTCTGCGAACAGGCGACCGATCACCGGCTGCATCACATGCCCCATCTGCACCGCTTCGATGCCTGACAGGTCATCTGGTTCCTTCTTGCCTTTCTTCTGCAAGATCACATCGACCAGGCCGCCTGACACTGCTTTGCGGCTGTCGCTGGCCCACCATGCGCTGTTTCTGATTGCTGGCTCGAAATCACCTTTGCTCATAGTCGCCTCTCTCTATGTTGTAGATGCGCCACCTAATGCCATCGCGAGCGTGATCTATGCCGGTAAGGGCGTCTGCTAATGCTGCGATTGCGGAGGACACATTGTAGTCGCGGAACAAATTGAGGTTGTGGTGCTGAGACTTCAGCAAATCATCAAGCCGCTTCAGAACAGCTAGTTCGTCTGAAATCGCCTGTGGATGCTTCATCTCAACC